AAAAGATAATTATGAAAACTAAAAAACAAATACCTAAAGTAGAAGAAAAAGAACTTACACTTGAGGAGGCTGTCAATAAAGTATTAAACTTTGATACGCAAGAGATTATTGATGAAATTGAAAAGCAATTAACGTCAACTAATCATACATACTTCTTAGATGAAATGGCTGAAAAGTTATCCGAACATGGCTATATAGTCATAATGCCTGAAACTCAAAAGGAAAGCATGAAGATTGAAAGCTTCCTCAAGATAGTGTACCCTAATTTAAACCAACAAAAATTTATACTAAGCTAATATGGAAACGAATCAACAAAAAATTAAAGACTTACAACAAAAGGTAGAAATACTAACAATAGAATTATCGGACGAAATATATAGTATATGCGAAAGTTTAGACTATCATAATTGCAGCCGATTTAGTTATAATATTGATAGGTTAAACGAATTTAATAAACATTTACAAGAATTTCAAATAATAGAACATAAATAATATGAAAACAACAACAAACACCGCAAAACTATTTGTAACAGATTATGCAAGTTACAACGAAGGAAACCAATTTGAACATGGACATTGGGTGGATTTATCCGACTTCTCAGATGCAGACGATTTTAATGAGTATTTAGAAAATCATTTTGAGGAGTGTGGAATTGAAGACCCCGAACCTATGTTCACAGATTTCGAGGGCTTTCCCGATTCTTTTTACTCTGAATCTATGAGTGCAAACGATTTAGAAAAACTTTACAATTTTCTCAATTTAGATGATGACGATAAAAATCTAATAGAGATGTATGTAAAAGCAACGGGATGCGACTTTGATGATATAGACAATGCAAGGAAGCTATTTCAAGGCACAGCAGACAGCGTAGCCGATTTCGCAGAACGACTTGGAGAAGTGCCAAAAGATTTCCCTTCGTGGATTTGTATTGATTGGAATGCTTCTTGGAATTGTAATTTAAGATACGATTACAATACAGCAACAGACGATGAAGGAACTATGTATTTTTTCTTAAATCGTTAAAATTTAAAAACTAAAACAAACACAAAAAATATGAAAAAATTAAATCAAATTTGTAATGGAAGCATAACTATAAATCCATTTGTAATAATGCAAGCAGAAATAATTAAAATAGGTAGCAGGGCTATTGTTAGAACCCTCGAAAAAACCATCAAGTGTAAAGACCTCCAAGAAGCTATAATATTAGCGAACACTAAAGGGTATGTTATTACGAACAAAGAGTCTTTGCCCTTGTTCTTTCAAAATCAAATTATAAAAAACTAAAACTATGGAACAAGAAAAATGTATAGTACATGATATTGGCGACCCTTCTGTGGGTATCCAACCTCAAACGTGGGTACTCGATTGCCCTTTCCACATGGACGAAGAAAAAGAAAATATAGAGTTCTTTAGAAGTAAGATATATGAATTGTACTCTGAGTTTTCAGAAAGTAGAGTTTATGTTTCTTTTAGCTTCGAGAGTGATATGGATTATTAAACTTTAATAAAATAACAATGGAAAAAATAAAAATATGCCCCGACTGCGAGGGTAGCGAAGATATAGTATCTGATTGCTGCGGAGCAAGTATTGATTCAGATATGCTAATATGCTACGAATGTAAAGAACATTCAGATATAGCTGTTTGCAATACTTGTAATGGCGAAGGAGTAATAGATTAAATTTCAATTAAACTTTCAAAAACAATAGTTTTCTATAAATAATTAATTACATTTGTTAAACAATTTAATAAATAAACAATGGGAGCAAGTAACAGTAACTCAAAGCAAATCAAGTTTTATTCCCTTAAAGCAAAGGCTGATGAAACAAACAAACCACATTTTGGATTTTACGAGAAAGTAAATGAAAAATGGCAAATTACAGAAACATTTGATACTATCTCAGGTAGCCTCGTAGGTGCTGAAATAGCTGTCAAAGAGTATCAAGGTGCTAAACAAAACATCTTTAAGATTAAGTTAGCAGATGGAGAAGAAATCTCACAGATTGAGATGACACACAACTCTATTAGCTACTCTATTATCAACACATTATCATCGTTAGCACACACACTTGGGGAGTTAAAGATTAAAGTCTATAAGTCTTCAAAGGATGGCAAACATTATGGAAATGCTTTTATTGAAAATGAAGGGCAGAAAATGGCGTGGGCTTTCCAACCGAGTGAAGCACCTAAAAGGTTAGCGGTAACATTACCTAGTGGCAAGCCTATGTTAAAAGATGGGATACAAGTGTATGACGATTCTGAAACAAGAGAGTTCTACGAAAATGTATTTACTACTAAAATCGTAAACTTGGTTAAAGGTACAACAGATGTACCTACACAAAGAGAACGTGTAATAGAAAACCAAAAAGCTAAAAATGAAGTGAATGAACACTTCGAGGATGATGATAATTCTCTTCCTTTCTAAAATTTAACAATTATGATTAGTACAAAAGACTTAGCCCTCGAACAGAGGGAGTACGAGCAATCATTGCTCACTAATGCAGAAATCGAACAACTTAAACAAATAGAACATGAAAATTCAGAGAGTAAAGATTAAAGAGTTTAAGAAACTCAAAGACATTGATTTAAAGATTGATGGTCAAAATATATGGATAAAAGGCGAGAACGGCATGGGGAAATCAACCCTCATGCAGTTCATTGAAGCTGCTTTAGGTAGTAAGAACGCTATTCCCCCCAACACTAACGGAAGTGGACACGTTTGGGCTGATAAAGATGGGAAGCAATATGTTTTCTCTTTAGAGTTAAAAGATGGTAAAACAAAAGTAGTAGTTGAGTGCGATGGTATGAAAGATAGTAGCAAGTCTGCTATTGCTGCTATTGTAGGTAAGATTGACTTTGATATTGATGAGTTCGTTAAACTATCCGAAACAGAAAAGGGACGTAAAGAGCAAGTTCTTATCTATAAGAATATGATGCCTCAAGAGGTTATCGAATGGATGGCACGAATTGAACACGATATTAAAGCAGAGTTTGAAGACAGGGCAGGTGTTAATTCTAAAATAAAAACTTTGGAGGGCTTTATCAAAGAAAGCCCCTTGTTCGGTAAAGACTTAGACATCAAGCCTAAAGATGCTGCTGAAATTCAGTACGAACTTGAGAAGGCTAATAAGATTAACGATATGTGGGATAGAGCTACAAACTCAATAGTAACACGCAAACAGAATATAGCTAAGTGGGAGGAAGAAATAGCTACTTTAATGGCTAAGTGCGAGAAAGATAAAACAGATATTGATATTGCGGAGAAATGGCTATTTACCAACAAGAAAATAGATATTGGAACTATTACATCTCAATTTGATACTATCAGCGAGCATAATAAAATGGCTCATCAGGCAGCCGAACAAAAGAAAAAGGTTGCCGAAGTAGAAAAGCTAAAAGAAGAAGCGGGTAATTATACCGTTAGGATTGAAACTAAAAGACACGAACTACAAGAATGTGTTAAGTCTTTAGACCCTATCGTAGATGGGCTTTCTTTTGATGAAGAGGGTTTGGTTTATAAAGGAACTCCCGTACATATCAATAGTATGGCTACAAGTGAGATTATAGAACTTGGCTTTAAAATGAAAATGGCACAAAATCCCGACTTGGGTATTATCTGTTTAGAGCATGGAGAAAGTATTGGTAACGATAGGCTTAAATACATCTTAGAGATAGCTAAAAAGAATAATTGGCAAGTTATGTTGGAACACGTTGTAAGAGGTCAAGACAAATTAACTATTGAGTTTATAGGAGGAGAATATGACAAAACGTAGAGCGGATTTTAAAGTGCAGGGGTTTTTCAAGTATTTGCAAGACAAGTATAACATAGAAGATATGACGAAGGATTATAGCAACTATATGGATATTATAGAAAACTCTCAATCATCTGTAAAGCATTATCCTGAATTGGAAATTTCTAACACTATTTTTGAAGATATTCTTTCAACCGTATCCGCAGCATCGGGTGTCTATCGTCAAGATATTCTTTCTAAAAGCCGAAGGAGAGAAGTTGTTTTATCAAGACACCTTATAACATATTATTGTTATCAAAAGAGAATAGGTTCTCTCGCTTGGATAGGTAAGAAGATAGGTAATAAAGACCATTCAACCGTAATTCACGCAAGAGATGGGATAGAAGACCTTTTGGAGATAAAAGATAGTAACCTTATGCCCTTGTATGAAATAACAAAACATTTATTAGATTCGTAATTATGAAACACTATTATCAAATAATCATTATAGCTTCGGTTTCAATACCAACTATACTATGCTTAGGAGTTGCTTTTAAAACAGCGTACAATGATATTATATCTATCTACAAGAACAAAAAAGATATTGATAACCTTGAGCAGTACAGCGATTCTGAAAAAAGGTTTTTTAAGCAAGTTATTTTTAAAGAAAATTGGATAGACTAATGACAAGCAAAGAAATAATACCTCTAATCAATAAGCAGATAGAACCCCTTACGCCTCCCCAAAGGAGAACCATAAGTCGTATTATTGCAAGCAACCCTGATGATAAAGTAGTGGCTGCTGAAAGTATTGCGAAGTATTTAAAATGTGATTTAAGTAGGCTTTTGGAGGTGCTTGTTAAAAGATAATTATGGCAAAGTGGACAATGAATGACCTTAAAAATAAAGGTATGGCAAGAGTAAATGGGGTTTACAAAAAGATTGGGATTCCAAAAGTTAAAAAATTTCCTCAAGATAAGATTGACGAGGTTTTAGAAACTTTAAGAAAAAAGGGTTTGGATAAATTAAGATGAGAAAAGGAAAGTACAACATAGCCCCCAAGTCGCAGCGTACCCTCAAAGGAGTTACTTACATGAGTAAACTTGAGATGAGATACAGAAAGCATTTAGACTTACTTACCAAAGCAAAGGGTAACGATAAAGTATTAAGTATTAAAGAGCAAGTGCCTTTTCCAATTATCATCAATGGTATTACTTGCTTTAAATATCTTTTAGACTTTGAAGTGCAATATCCTGATAGAGTGGAGTATGTGGATTGTAAGGGCATGAAGACAGCTATCTATTCTTTAAAGAAAAAATGCGTACAAGCGTATTATGGTATCAAGATTAAGGAAGTTTACGATAAAGACTTTTAACAATATTAACCCTTTGTTCAACTAAGATAAGCGTTACGTTAATCGTAATAGATGTAGGTATCGAATCCTTCACATTGGGTTATTTTTTAAAAATATGGAACTTAAAAAGAAACTCTGCAAATGCGGATGCAATCAAATAGGGTACTATTGGAAGAGTGGATACCTAAAAGGACACCACCCTGACGACACGAAAAAGCCAATAAAAAAAGTATCGGAAAAAGGAAAGGTTAAAATGAAAGAAAGCAACAACTACTACCGAATGGCTATCGGAATTAATATCGTAAAAAACAAAGGCAAATGTATTTGTGAAGAATGTGGAGAGGAGATATTATATCCCGTTGGGGCAAACGTATCTCACATACTCTCAAAAGGGGCGAAACCTGATTTGTATACAAATATACTTAACCACAAAATATTATGCGTTAAACATCATCAAATGTGGGAAACGGGAGATAGAAAAAGCATGAAAATTTATGATGAATGTATGAGTATTAGAGAGGGATTATTAAAAAAAAGTTATGAATAATAAAAAAAATATTTATATTTGTATCGTTCGTCCACTATATGAAAATATTTAAAACATTCCCATCATTTACATTGCCTTATGCTAATATCTTAGCAAGTGGACGAACCTTTGTATTTGATGGGGTTTTTTATTTATGAAATTAAAAACATTGATTTTAAATAATCGGAAATGTATAGTTTACGAGGATGGTCAAGTGTATATCCTACCATTTTCAACTATAAAAAGGAATTACAAGGGGCATTTTGCAGTTCAAAGAGATAATGGTCACGGATATATTAGCTGTACTATAAATAGGAAACATTTATATATTCACAGGATAGTCGCATTAGCATTTATCCCAAACCCTGAAAATAAACCTCAAATAAACCATAAAAACAATATTCGTTCTGATAATAGAATTGAAAACCTTGAGTGGTGTACTGTAAAAGAAAATATAGAGCATTGCGTCAAACAAAATAGGCAAAGAAATGGCAAAAATCTTTTGTGCTTTAATGAGGAAGGTATGATTGTAGGCGAATTTAAAAGCTTTAGACATTTAGAACAAAATGTAACAAATTGCAGTAAAATATATAATGTTATTACTAATAAACAAAAACTTGCGTTTGGTTTACATTGGATGTATAAAACAGAATATGAAAAATCTACTGTATCAGTAAATGACATAAAAAATAAATTTATAGATTTTTCAGCACAACCAATAAAAGTAACATTTAAAGATGGTACAGTTAAAATTTACGAATCAATGAATTTAATAATAAAAAATTTAGGTATAAACATATCGGTAATAAAAGCTTTATGTTCAGGAAAGAAAGATAAACACGAAAGCGGTATAAATTGTGAATATTTGCCTAAAACCAATACAAAAAAGAGATTAATTAAAAATCAATATAATAATATGAGTGCTTTAGAATTTTTAGAAAAATCTAAAAATGTGAACATTTTAAGAAACCAAAAACAGCAACAGCAATGAAAGTATTTTTAGACACAGAAACAACAGACCTTAAAACCGACAGAGGTGGGGTTATTTGGCAATTAGGCTATATTATCGAATACGATAATGGCGAAATATTAGAGCGTGAAATTAAAATTGCCCCCTCAAAGTATGACCTTATAAATGCAGTTACATTAGAGTTCTGCAAAATAACATTAGAAGAACTTAGGGGATTTACTCCTCACGAAGAAGCCGTAAAGATATTAATAAAAGACTTGAGAGGACAGAAGGGGGCTATGATAGGTTTTAACTCTCAAAAGTTTGACACCGAGTATGTTAATAAGTTTTTGTGGACAGCTAAAAAGAAATATACTGATTATTTTCACTCTCATAGTGTAGATGTTTTAGTGTTAGCTGCTCATAAGTTTATTGATGAAAGACATTCTTTGGGGTCGCTATCACTTCAAAATATTTGCAAGCAAATGGGAATACCTTTTGACCCTAAACAAGCTCATGGGGCTTTATACGATGCAAGAATGACAAGACAACTTTATTATAAGTTAACGAAATAAATATTCATCTTACAATTGATTTTCAATTGATTACAATTAAAGTTAATTTATTTTATACCAATATATTCTTTTAGTGAATAATATATTTATCTTTGTGGCATAATATATAAAATATGAAAACATCAGTAACAATGGAACGTAAAATGGGTGATTTAATTGTTCATCAAAGAACACATGACGGAATGTTCAATGCAACAGCCCTCTTAAAGCAATGGAATACTACTAAAAAAACAAGGAAAGATGTTTCGGCATTTCTTAAACTTGACGCTACAAAAGAATTTATAACAGCCTTAGAATCAGCCGAAACAAGAAAAGTCGTATCGGTAATTAAGGGTGGGAATAAAAGTCAAGGTACTTGGATGAACCCTCTTTTATTTATTGATTTTGCCATGTGGATTAACCCTACATTTAAAGTACAAGTATTGAGATTTGTCTATGACGAATTGATAAAAGAAAGGAATGATGCAGGGGATAATTATAGAGTATTATCTGCTTCGGGAGTTAAGTTAAAAGGATATGATTTTGCGGAAGTTGCAGTTGCCTTGCAATGGATTATATTTAACACAAGCGGTAAAAACCTAAGACAAATAGCTACACAAGAGCAATTAAAAGAACTTAATGACTTGCAAACCAAATTAGCTTTTGCTATTGATATGGGTTACATTACAACATATCCTCAACTACTAGAAGAATTAAGAAAAATTTGGAATAACAAAAATAGAAAGTTTTAATTATGGAAGACAAAAAAAAGAAAAGAGGTCGCCCTAATATGTACAGCGAACCAACGGTTTCATTACACATAAAAGTACCAAAAAGCCATTATACAAGGCTTAAAACTATTTTAGAATATGAACTAAGTAAATTACAAATAACATGAAAACAGAAACAATCAAAATCGAAATGGACGAAAACTTTCAAAGGCTTGAAGCTAAAAGGTATCGCAGAGAACAACAAGAAGACCAATCTGATGAAAGAGATTTTATCCGACAAGCACAACAAGATAAAGCTGAAAGAATTGCAGCAGAAAGGGGATTAGACTAAATGGTTCTTGGATATACAATATTTATCGTTGCTATCATATTATTTATAATGGATAGACTCACAGATTAATCACATTTTAATTTTAGTAATCATTAAAAAATAATACATTTGCATTATGGATTTAACAAATATAACAAATATAACAGCCGAAGAAGCAAGAGAAATCTTCTCGGAAAGTAAAGAAAACATTTCAATAGATGCTGTTAATCTTCTTATTAAAGAAACAGCACCCTTTGCTAATATCGTTATGCTTCAACCATCTCAAACACTAACCGATAGGCATTTAGAAAGTCTAAGAGCAAGAGGTTTTAAAGTGGGGTACACCGATAGGTATATGATTTCGTGGGGGGGATTAATCTAATGAAGACAACCATAAACGATAAGTACAGCAGGTTGATGATTAACGATTCTCGAATAAGAAATCTTATCGCAGAACTTAATGGAGTTACGCTATTAACAGCTACCAATTGGATAAGAGGTAAAAGCCCAAAGCTAACCGAGTTCGATAATCTTAAACTAATAGCTACTTATTATGAGGTAGCCGAAGAAGAACTATTACATCACGAAAAAATTAATACTATAACGCTATGAACCTAACAGAAATCGCAATGGCTAACGAAAACTTAACTACTCTTTTGAATAGTATTCAAGAGAAACAAAATCAAATAGATGATTACTTGATAAGGTGCGAAGAACTTAGAAACCACAAATACGGGGACTTGTATAACCATATCCCCGAAATTGTGGCTGAGATAGAAAAAGAAAAAAGAATAATATCTTTTGATAAACGCCAAATCGTAGAAAATATAAAGTACCTATACAGCAAATTGGAGGTAACAAATGAGTAAGCAGACCGCAACTGAATGGTTACATGAAATTGCAAAACAAAGAGAACCTGATAAGTTTGATTGGCAACAAGCCAAAGAAATGCACAAGCAAGAGATAATAGATGCTTATAGAGATGGCAGGAGCGACCAACAATCTGAAAAACCAAGTAGATTTTATAATAGGTGGGCGGAACTATACTACAACGAGCAATACGGAGGTAACAAATGACAATACAAGAACTAATAGACCGCAATTATGCTGCTCAAGTTAAAAGAGGGCAGATAACAATGAAACAAACTTTAAATGATTTTCTTAACAAGATAGATGAAGAGGTCAAAGAATTTAAAAATAGCCATACAAACGATGGTTATTTTGAAAATATTGATGACAAAGAACTAATAGACATCATGCTTGTATGTTTCAGCATGGCTAAACACTTTGGTATTGATTGGCAAAAAGTAATGACCGAGAAAGTAGAATACAACGAAACAAGGGGGGATTAAAATAAATAACTAACATTTGTATTTATTATTTCGGGGGTTATATTTGTACCGCAGTTTCTAGATTATGAAAATATTAAAAATAATTCCTCCTTCAATACATTGCCAAAGCTTGCATCTACGCAACTCTAGGACTGCCTTTGTATTGTTGGGGGGTTTTTGTTTATATGAATGAGTTTAATAAAAATCAATACGCAGTTTTAACAGCTTCTATACTTTATAGAAAAGATATAACACCACGCCAAAAGATTTTAGTAGCTATGATTTCTAACATGAGTAATGAAAAAGGATATTGTTGGGCTTCTAACAAACATTTTTCAGAATGTTTTGACTGCGAAGAGCGAACAATTCAAAGAGATTTACAAGAGTTAGAAGAGAAAAAAATACTTAATCGTGTAATTAACTTAAATTCAGACGGTTCTGTTAAATTTAGGGCGTTAATAATAATAGAAGCAGGGGTGACACAGATGTCAGGGGGTGGTGACAATCTTGTCAGGAGGGAGGGTGACACAGATGTCATATATAAAAACAAAGTTTTAAAAACAAATAAGAAAAGGGTAGAATTTACCCCTCCAACTATTGAAGAAGTAACTACTTATTTTGTAGAAAAAGGATATAGTAAACATACAGCAGAAACAGCATTCAATTATTATCAAAATTTAGAATGGAAAGATTCTAATAATAAACAAGTAGTTAATTGGAAATCAAAAATGATTGCCGTATGGATGAAAGAAGAAAATAAAATAAAATCAGTTGAACCTTTTAAAATTACATTTCCACGATGAAAGCATATTCAGATTATGGGATAGATATTCCAAATAATAAATATAAAGGGGAGGTAGTTGCTATTTGCCCCGAATGTTCGCACACCCGAAAAAAGAAAAAAGAAAAGTGTTTAGGTGTAAATTTAGATAAAAAAATATGGCATTGTAATCATTGTGGTTGGAAGGGGGGGTTACCTAATGAGTTTAAAATAGAAACAAAAACTTATATAAAACCAATAGCTTCAAACAAAACAGGAGCAAGTGAAAATTTAATTAAATGGTTTGAAAGCAGGGGTATTAATCAAGAAACATTAAACCATTTTAAAATAGTAGATAAAAAAGAATGGATGCCTCAAACCCAAAAGGAAGAAAATGTATGTATGTTTCAGTATTTTAGGAATGATGAATTGATAAATATAAAATATAGGGATGGTGCAAAAAACTTTAAACTACATAAAGACGCTGAATTGATATTTTACAATTTAGATTCTGTTAAAAATTTTGAAGATTGTTATATTGTTGAAGGAGAAATAGATTGCTTGTCTTTATACCAATGTGGAATATTTAATGTTTTAAGCGTTCCTAATGGAGCAAATTTGAATAGTAATAACCTAACATACATAGAGAATAGTTATGACGAAATATCGCATTTAAAAAGGTTTCATATTGCAACCGATAATGATGTTGCAGGTAGAATGCTTAGAGATGCTATTGCTACAAGGTTTGGCAAGGAGAATTGTGATTTTATAACTTTTAATGATTGTAAGGATGCTAATGATTGTTTGCAAAAATATGGAACAGAAGAAGTTATGGACTGCATATCTAAAAAATATCAGTTTCCAATAGAGGGTGCTTTTACGATAGAAGATTTTAATGATGATATTGATGACTTTTATTACAATGGATTGCCCGTTGGAGCTAAAATAGGAGTAGAAGAAATTGACAAATTAGTTTCATTTCACAAAGGGTATATATCTGTAATTACGGGAATACCCTCACATGGAAAAACAGCAGCACTTGATTATATTATTACGAGATTGAATCTAACCGAAAAATGGACAGGAGCTTTTTATTCCCCCGAAAATAAACCTACAAAATTACATTTTAGTAAATTGGCAAGGCTTTATATAGGAAAGTCTTGGGATGGGTATAATAAAATGACGTATGATGAAATGAGCGATGTTAAAGAATACCTTAATGATAAGTTTTGGTTTATAAAGCCTGAAAAAGATTTTACATTAGATACAATACTTAGTAGTGTTAAAAGGTTAATTTTATTAAAAGGTATTGATTTTTTTGTTATAGACGCTTGGAATAAATTAGAGCATAAAGACGATAGTACGTCTTATGTTGGCAAGGAATTAGATAAATTAGCAGATTTCTGTGAACTTAATAATGTACATTGCTTTTTAGTTGCACATCCTACAAAGATGAAAAAAGACAAAGATGGAATAAGATTTGAAGTTCCAAGTCTTTATGATATAAGCGGTTCTGCAAATTTTTATAACAAAGCCGATTTGGGTATTTGTATTTATAGAAATTTTGACACCAATGTAACAACAATGATAATTCAAAAAATAAAATTTAATCATTGGGGCGAAACGGGAGCTATTGATTTAAAATACCAATTACAAAACGGAAGATATTATTTAGAAACAAAAGGTTCAGATAATTCATCATGGTTAAAAAGAACACAAAATTTAGGAGTTTTATCTACCGTAACAAAACCAATAGTAGAGCAGTCTAATTTAAAGGACACGGAAAAATTTTCAAATAAAACCATTAAACCAAGTTTGAAACTTGAATCATTTAATGTTGAGGAAGAATATGATGATGATGTTGCTCCTTTTTAATCACATTTTAATTAAATAAATCAATAATAAATTAAACATTTGTAAAAATTATGGAAAGCAAAGAAGAATTAAGTTTAGCTATGCGTAAGCAAGCAGAAAGAATTGACAAGGAATGGGAAGAAAAGGTAAAAGTAATATCCTTTAGCTTCGTAAGGATTCACGCTTTATTGAAAGCTGCGAAACACGATAGGGATTTCATTTCACAGAATATGCAGTTCTTTAAAACAAGGAATACCGCAAAGAATGTTATGGATGCTTTCCATAAGATTGACTATGTAATACTTATGCTTGATAAAATATACGCTAATAAAAGAGAAGTACCCCCTGAAAAAGCACATCAAGCGGATGAGTTTACCTATAATATTGATGACTTTGTAGAACAAACTCTTCGCCCCGAAATAGAAAATCAACTTGTGCAGCTTGGCGAAAAAGTGGGAATGTAACGGCTGACGCTATACGAAGGCAGGGGTTAAGATGCACTCCCTTTCAGCCTACCACAAATGATAAATAGATGCACACCGCTTGTATTAGCAGTTCGCCCCTGCTTTTGTATAGCGTATGTTATAGGCTGTTTTAATTAATAAATATGAAAGGTAAATTAGAATTTAAACAAGAAATTCAAGGAGATAAATTAGTTTATGCAGTGTATTACAACGAAAATAGTTGTGGTATAATAAGACCCGAACCTGACAGAGGTGCGTGGTTTAGATGGGGCAAAATTAGTAATTACGACACAACTATTGATGGTTGTAAATTATGGGTAACAGAATTATTTAACGACTTGGATGTATTTGTTGAGCGCTGTAAAAATAGCCTATAACGTGATGCAGCTACCCGAAGGAGGGGATTAAACAGTAAAAACTTTAAATTTAGAAACACAGATGAAAAAAGCACTTAACTTCAATTTTGCACGTCAGCCCCTCTTTTGGGTATATGCTGTTGTGCGTAGTTTTTTATACCGTTACGTTGATTGGGAGCGTATGTGGTACAACCCTAAATGTAAATTCAAAAAAGGGGATTTAGTCAAAATTAATTGGAAAGCAAAAGTTTATTTCAAAATCGACCTTGTAAAACCGTTGCCAACACAGCCAATGGTGTTTGATACAATTGATAACGACAATGTTGTTGATATGATTGACGGTGAAACTTGGAACTTATATTGGTTGTGTCGTGCTTAAAATTACGCACAACGTTCCGATTATTTGCGTTCGGTGGGGCGTTACACCACCAAAGATTGTTTAAAAAACTAAAGTTAAAAATATGCAGACAGATTCAAAAAAGCACGAAAACCCCACTGACGCAAATAATGTGTTATCGCCAGTTTTTTCTGAACAAGAAGTCAGAAGTTTGATACAAGCAATTTATTCAGAATTTGCTGAAACGAATTGGAAGTATCAGAACACAGAAACATTAAAAGGAATAATTAAAACCGAAGTTGAGCAACATCCGCTTAAACCAGTAAAGATATTCGTCAAGTAAAATTGGCGATAACGTTTTGCGTATTGGCGTTGTTGCCAACACTAATGTTAAATTGAAAAAATAAATTTGAAATATATGGAAAATATTGATTTGAAACAAGAAAGCAATAATGCTAATACGCTGTTATCGGCAGTTTCTCGTCCTGTTGCTAAAATGAAAGTACAATGGCATGGGTATGATTGTATTATACAGAAACTACGATACAGAGATAAGGTTGCTAAACTCAAACCTGATTATAGTGGTAAACCCATGCCATACGATTATTTTTGGGTAGATTTTAATGAAATCGGTTTTTGAAATTGCCGATAACGGTTTGCGTGTTTATTTAGTTGCGATTTAAAAATACAAAATTATGATAAAAGAAAAAGAATACTTAGAAGCAAAAAAGATTGTTGAAACCTACGAAAGCGAGCAATTGAATAAACACGCTGTTAGTGGGCAAAGCGAACAGTTACCAAACTCTTGCGAATGTGATAATGTAGAAACATTCAATGGCTGGGGTAACGAAAAATGTATTAGATGTATAGACTGTGGCAGAGTTTGGTAATTGCCACTAACGTGATGCAGCTAAACGAGGTGGCTGATTAATACCTCGAAACTTAATTTTAAAAACAAATTTATGAATACAGAAAAAACTCAATTAGAAGCAGAAAGCCAGCCATCTTGTTTAGCTGCTGTTATAAGCCGTTTTTATGCTGTGTTTTCAGACTATGGAACAGACTTTTCACAAAGGTCTATTTGGTTTGATGATATTAACAAAGCAATTAAAGTTAAACAAGAAATGATTGGCAGAAAAGGTAAATTTATTATTCTTGAAAAGTCGGGAGAAAATGGCTTATAACGTTATCGGGCTTGGCGAAGTGGCTTTTGTGCGTTGGCTCGTGTGTCGGAAAGCCATTTTGCCAAACCCGTGTTATATGAAGTGCCGACTTATTTAGCACAAAACTTGAATTAAAACGATAAAGAAATTTTTAATTAAACCATAACGAAATGACAAAAGATTGGACAGGAAACAAAGTAAGTTACATTACTACAAATGGATTTGCAAATAATCGTGATTATGACAGAGAAACAAATGATTATTATGCAACCGAACCTAAAGCAGTTGAAATGCTTTTAGAACTTGAGGACTTTACAAAGTTGCACGTTTGGGAGTGTGCTTGTGGAGAAGGACATTTATCAAATGCAATGGAAAATAAAGGTATAACCGTATATTCTTCTGATTTGATAAATAGAGGATTTGGCAACCAATTTGATTTTTTGAGTGCCGATAACAAAGAATGGAATGGACACATTATCACAAACCCACCTTACAAATATGCTAAAGAGTTTATTGAAAAGGCACTTGAGATAATACCAGAAGGTTGTTTGGTTGCTATGTTTTTACCTATTAGATATACAGAAGGGAAGGCGCGAAAAAAATTATTTTTAGCACACCCACCTAAAACTGTTTATATTTCAAGCAGTAGATTAAAATGTGCTATAAATGGAACTTTTGCTCAAATGAAAGGGAGTGCAACTTCATACGCTTGGTTTGTATGGCAAAAAGGTTTTGTTGGAACTACTGAACTCAAATGGTTTAATTAAAAATTTCTAACGAAAATGTCAAACAGAAACGGTCAGCAAGGCATTTCATATAACTATTGGATACACGAACCTAAATAGTATCTCAGGCAATGATAACAAAACTTTCAGCTATACCAAAAGATACAATAATTAATTGCGATTTTGTAATAATAACTCATTATTTACCTAATACTAGTTATGTTTTTGACAATGAAAAAGTATTTAAAAAAGTTGGTAATAGATTAAAACCAATATCAATTTACATAAGTGGAAGATGTAAAGTTGTTAAAATTAATGGGAAACCCCTTTCAGTATCAAAATTAAATCAATTAAAGAAAAGATGTATTATGGTATTTGCTACTAATATAATTAAGATGCCCTTCTAAAGTTTCAACAACACAATAACAATTGCTTCTCCAATTACTGCTATCCATAACCAACGGATTGTGGTTTTTTGAGAAGCAAATTTTGTTTGTAGCTTGTCGTATCCTACTTTTAGTTTAATGTTTTCATCTCGAAGCGTATCAGCCAATACTTTATAATTCAATTTGTCTTGCTGCAAATAAAGTAACTTTATGGCTGTTATGCTATCTTTCATGCGCCAATACTTTATTTCATAAAAACACTTAGTAGATTGCGCTATCGCAAAGCGGTTGGTAGAATCTTGCCTTCTCTGTCCATAACTTGAATAAGCTGTCAAAGCGAAGGCTGTCAATAGCAATAGTTTTAATAATAAATACTTTTTTTTCATGGTATATAAATGTGTCTTGTTTCTTAAATATTGTATCATGCTCACGCTCTAATTTGGCAAAGCTATCTCGCATATTCTCTATCCACTCCCTTTCGTAGCTATTTGGCTGTGGTTTTGTATTAAAGTAAAATATTACACAAATAGTAATTGCGGTTATTATAGCTATGTGTATGACTTTCATATAGCAAAGATACTAAACTTAGTAAATTTTTCCATCGATAATGGTTTTATTTTCGACCATATAATCTCCATTTGGTTTTACTTCAATATACGCAAAGCCATGCGACCAATTATTATAAGGCATATAGCCTGCGAACAAATCGCATAAACAAGCTGTTGAATATACTTTTACTAATTTGCCTCCTAATGTCCTTTCAACGTGTTCTGATTTTCTGTGATAATGACCTCCGATAACACTTTCTCCTGTTTTTAAATATACTGCTCTTGCAGGATTAACACCTCCGCTCTTTAATGGTAATTCGTGATAGTGTAATACTTTTAATTCTCCGCAATAACCCATTTGTTTGTCTTCAATTAGCTGAATATTTAACTCGTTAAAATGAAGAATAACCGATAGTTTAAATTCTTCCATATCCAATAATTCAACTGCTTTGTTTCTCAAAAAAGCCTCCCATCTATTTTCATGGTTTCCCATTTTAAATATAATTAAAGCCTTTGGAAACATTGCTCTCAAACCCTTTAGAAAGTTGCGTGTTAAATCTATCTCATATTTAAAGTTTCTTTTGCGGGGGTCTTTGTCAAATCTGCTCAAAGCATACATATCCATTGTGTCGCCATTAAGCCATATAGTATCAATTTCTTTCTCTATTCCATACTCTAAGGCAGCAAATAAAGCATCATCATTTTGATAAGGAAAATGAATGTCAGATAACATCAATACTTTGCTGTTCGATTTTGGCAAATAGTACGGTTCTATTTTATCCGTTTCTCCCTTTGGCAATTCTTTTTTTAGTAGTTCAAATTGTTTCCGAAATTCAACGTGCCTTTCTTGTTTGTTTCTAACACCATGAACACCTTTCAAAGCCCTTATGTGACTTCTAACTTGCTCAATGTCTTTATACAAGATTTTATTTTCAGCATAAATCTTTTTTGCTAAAGTTAAATTCGCAGTATTCGGAAATTTTAACAGATACTCTTTTGCAATATCTGATTTAATACTTGTTTGACCTGCCATAATTTTTATTTATTCTTCTATGTTAACTTCATATATTGATTTTAAAGAAAAATGAACAAGTTTTAAAGCCATTCTTTTAATATCGGCTACCATTTCTTTTTCTTCATTAGATAGCATAATTGTATCAATTGTTTCAACCATTTGGTAGGCGTAAGTTGAAGAAGATATAATCTCTGAAAAAGTTTCAGCTTCCTCATATACTAATTCTTCTAAATCTGTTGTTGAAGTTTCCATATATATCTTCGTCCGAATAATTTGGTTCTATCAAAGGTATTTCAATTATATTTATTTCTTCAACTTCCATTTTTAATTTATTGTTATTTAATAGTCAAAATTTGTTTACGATTGCCAGTCTTTTTAAGTGGTAAATTTGTTATATGTGTCCAACTATACCCCCTCTTTATATCAGATATAGTAGGAATTGATATATTGTATTCGTTTGAAATTAGTTTATACATTCTATTATCTTTTAATATTTTTAATACAATATCCTCTGTTAATTTACTTTGAGAATTTTTTATACCTTTAGTTGTTCTTAAACCTTTTTCAATAGCGTGTAATTGATTTTCAGACCTTGTACACCACTCTAAATTATATAAATTATTATTTAATTTATTTCCATCTTTATGGTTAACTTGTGGTTTATTTTCCAAATTATCATTAAATGCACTACAAACAATTCTATGTAATAAAAATCTTTTTATATTTATTCCATTACCTAAATCAATTGCATAATAACCATTTTGAAACACTGGCTTAAGTATTTTTTCATAAGTTCTGTGTGGTTTTTTTAAACTTTTAATTCTACCAAAATTGCTTACCTCATAGCGATTTTCATAAAGAGGTATTGTTTTCCATATTTCCATATTTATTATATTATGACCTCAAATATAATAAATATATTTAATTATCCAATATATAAAATTTGTTTTCTATTTTTTTCTTTCTTTAATGATATGTGAACCCAAACACCCCCAAATTCTAAAATAACTTGGTCAAAATCCAAACCACTTGAAACTATATAATCAAAAATCTTTTTATTTTCAATCTTGTTTCCTCCGCTAATGTCTATTGCTTCTCCTTTAACGTGCTGTGAACTTGCTGAACCCTTTACTGCTTTATTTAAAGCAACACATCTAAAGAATGAATTAATCTTTATTGGTTTTTTATACCATTTACGAATAGGCTCAAATAGATTTTCTGCTACATACTTCATAGCTTCTAATTCAAGTTCATTAGGCACATTCTTAATACCCATTCTCAATGCTGTTGGGCTTTCTATTGCCTCATTTAAAGTTATATGTTTGCTAATTTGATTCATTATTAAAAAGATTTGCTAATCCATCTATAACTGCACCGCTTACTAGTATCCAAAATGCCACCTTTTCTTTACCATTGATGTAAGCAGCTCCCGAAATCGTACCTAATATAGATTTAATGGCTAATAGCCACTTTCTCAAGTTCTTAGGAGTTGGTTCAAAGTAATTTTTAAGTGATATTTTTGTCATTTTTTTAACCCCTTTTCAAATTCGTCAATAGATTTATTGGTAATTAATTTAATTATCCAAGTGCAAAAACGATACATCCAATATATAATTGTGCATATAGAGGCTATGGAGGCGAATAAAAAGTTGTGTTTCTCAATTAAGGCAATAAAGCCTACTAATGATACTAATATGTCTAAGAATCTAAAGTGCATATTGAGGTCTATTTTTTATATATTATTGGGATATATTCTATTTGGGGTAAATCTTTTACCCATAAGTAATTTTCATTTGTTGTTTGCTCAACTTCTTCAGAAGTAATTATCCATACTCCACTACCATCTTGTATTGGATTATAACTGCAATTAGGTATATACTCAATACCTATTAACTTATTCTTTTGCGTTGCTGTTAGTTTATGTACTTTCATTATACCTGTCTGCTTAGTGCTGTTTGAAAAGCTTGAATACAATTATAATATACTAATTCTTCGGCTACGCTTAATGAACTTGATAGCATTATATCTGCATAACAAAATGTCTTATCTGAATAATTTGCAACAACATTCCCTGCACTCCATCTCTCGCCACCAATAACTATTGTATTTGTATTATTATCAGTTACAGCCGCTGCTGTTATTAATTCTATTTGTGAGCCATTTCTATAAAGTCTATAAGCACTTCCCGAATGTCTATTCAATCGAATTAAACCATTTACATTAGTATATGTATTTGCACCAAACTGTTGTCCTGATTTATTGCCAATAATAGCCTTATCGTTTAAAGCCCATGCCATACCAATTTCTGTGGCATCAAATGTTGAACGATTAACGTAACCTATTTGAACTTCATTACGTTTAGTATTTTCTCGAAAGTAAACAGACATTCCATTGGCTGAATTTGATATGATATTTTGAGGTACAAACGTATCTGCAAATCCATTAGTGCCATTAAATTTACAGCCATTACTGTTAATAGTTGGTGCTGTTCCACTAAAGGCTAAATTATAAGTATTACTTTCACTTGGAGTTTTGCCATTGTATTTAATATTTGCGGTTGTTGTTCCTACAAATAACCAAAAGGCTGTTAATCGAGTATAAAAATTATAAGTTGAATTATTTGCTCCAACTCCCTTGAAATCTTTGTAAATATTATTTATCGCAGTTATTTGCGTTGCATTAGTTATACCTGAAAGTGATATAAACGCAGCAGCATCGGCATCTAATCCCCCTGCAAACTTACCGTTATTCTTTGATATAGATAATCCAAGCCCTAATCTCATAACTAAAGAGTAGCGTTGTTTCCACCATATAATCTAATAGTTCCGCTTGTAAGCTGTACTGATGTTATTCTTCCGTAAATAACCGTATTTTGAGGATATGAAGCAACCCCCGAAATACCTGTATCGGCAGCACCATCAATAGTTATTGCGGATATTACAGCAGTAGAGGACAACACTTGAAGTGCAGTCCAAGCTCCATTAGCTGTTTGAGTACGGGCATTTGTATCGGCAACTGTTACGTTTCCGCCTGTCTGACCGAAATCAGTTTGCCACATTTGTATTAAAATACGTTTAAGTATGTCCCAATTCATAATAAGTGTCTTATTTTTAGTACAAATATAAATTATTTAAACAAAGTTCTATAAATATTTCTGAATTTAGTTATTACTCCCAATATTTGAATATACGAACTTGTTGAAATTTTTATTAATCCATATTGCCCTATCGGCTGTCCATTATTGTCATTATTGAAAGCAGAAACATAATTATCGTATCTTTTTTGCCCCAAAGAAGAACTATAAGGAAAAGCAACGGGAGAATCTGTTGATAAATTTATACTAGGATTCGTAAAATTATAACCCGCTCCTACCATTAATCCACAACTTAAAAATCTTTTATCATTTGTACCCCCTTTGTTAGAAGATAGAGTAATACTAAATTGTCCTTGAGTGTTACCTAAGAAGTAAAGATAGTTGTTTTTATCTCCAAAAAGGTCATACAATTGGTTATATCCACCTGCTGAATTTTGAGGCGCAATAGTTTTATTCTTAAAGAAGAAATAGCGTATAGGCTTAAACGATGCGAATGTTGAGAAATTATTACTCTTCTCGTTAAACATAAGAGTATTGTTGGTAGTTCCAAACATTGTTATTATAACGGAAGCGTATTCTACGTTATAAGCCATAACCATACTATACTCGTTGTTTATTTGGTTTACTTCGTTTAAGAAATAAGAACGCATCATTTGCTCGTCCGAAATAATTCTTATCCCATCAGCTCCATATCTACAAAACTTCTTAAACTGCGGACTATACCAATATAATTGAGAATTACCATTGTTATTGTTACCCACCAAGACACAACTTTGTAAGTTCGTTCCGTATGTTGAAACAATATTTTCCCTTTGGTTGTATACTCCTCCGTTGCCTACTAATATAGGGTTTCCATCTTGGGAAGTAATGGCTACATCTGATTGGTAAGGCAAAACACTTACTGCTCTTGGTTGTATAGCTATCATGTAGTTATTTACATCACGAATAGCAGCAATATCTCCATTCTTACTATCTAAATCTCTATAATCTAAAGCAAGTATTTTTCTGTAAAAATCTTGTACGGAATTTAAAGGTTTCTGTTGTGAGTAGTATATCCTTGAGCCAAATTTGCTTTGCTGCGGAACATTAGGGTCGTATGGTTTTTCCGTAAAAGGATATTGAGCCGAATAAGCTTTGTCGTAATTAAATTGCTCTTGAGCTACGGTGTTAATATCTTCAAAGGGGAATAAGTAAGATACAATGTTTTTCCACCCTTGCAAGTTTTTTGTCTGTGAAACTGCTTCATTATCATCGCAATAAAATAGTTGCG